TAATAATTTATCAAATGATACTAACAATACAAAAAAAAATTATAAAAAAAAATTTTATATATTAAAAAAAATATATCATAATAAACAACTAATTAAAAAGAAAAATATTAAAAGAAAAATTGAAAAAAATTTAGAAGAAACAAAATTAATTAAAAAATGGTTTGATTTTTAAATATAATTATAATTAAATAATTTATTTAAAAATTTGATTTTTTTTTATTAATAATATTAAATAAAAATAAAAAAAATGGAAAAAATTTCAGAAACGAATAAAAATTTTTTAAAAGAATATTTAAAAAATGACAAAAATGATAGATTTATTGAAATGAGAAGTGGTAGCGCTTGCTCAGAGGAAGACTTCGTAAATGAAAATTGTGTAACTGGAAATTGGGTAAAAGTTAAAAAAGGACATTATTTGTTTATAAATGGTATTAGATTATTTCAAATTGAAAATGAATGGAATGAATTTAAAAAAAAAAATACAAATAAATTTACTTTATTATTATTATTAAATAAAAAATGGAATAACAATATTTTTATAAAACAAATAATTGCTACTTATTTAAATGAAAATAATAAACAATTTAGATTTTTTAATAAATATAATATTAATGAATTTAAATATTTAACTAATAAAATTTCACAATATTGTTTTGTATATTTACATTCAAATATTTGTTTTGAATCGAATCGTTGTCTTGGACAAACAAAAAAAAATAAACAATGTAAACATAAACAATATAAACTCAATTGTGGGTGTTATTTACATAAAAGTGGTCCATTTTTGAAATGTTTAATTAATAAAAACTTACATTTTTCAGAGAATTATAAAAAAATAACAGTTGATAAAATTTTTAATTTTAATTTTAATTAATTACATTTTTGTATAAAACAAAAAAAAATATCAAAGTTAAATTTTTATATAAATATTTAATTATTTAAGAACAATAGTAGCATTAATCTTTTTATCATTTAATTTTTTTTTAGAATACCAAAAATCATTTATAAACTTGTAATTATCTTCTTCATAATTGATGTTTTTCCAGTTTAAATCGTCTGCCCAGAAAACACTATTTTTTAGATATTTAATATCATTTCCAGTAATTAAAATAACTATTTCAATTTCGAAATCTCCAGACGACTCTAAAATATGAAACACACCAAAAATATATTTCATTATTTTATCACAGTTTTGTTTAAATCCCATTATTCTGTTTTTTACCATAAATAAAACTTTATTTTCCTCATTGTATTTATATTTTCCATGCCAAATACTTGTATTTTTTTTATCAGATAATTCCCAAAATTTTTTCTTACAATCAGAGCCAAAAGGAATACTTTTATCATTGCTATAGCAATATTTCCAATCATCAATGGCATAAGTAGGTTTGATTAATTTAGAAAAATCTAATTTATTAAATTTAACTTCTTTTTTAATAACTTTACTTTTAGCTTTTTTTACTTTTTTTACTTTGGGAACCTTAAAATTACTAGAAATATATTTTTTAGTATATATATTTATTTCTTTTTTATCAATAGATTTACATTCTTCATTTTCTAATAAAATATTATATGTGTCAACAATATGTTTATTAATAGAATCCTTTTCCAAAATAGGATGTCCAATCGTATCAGAAGTTTTTTTAATGATACCTTCTAATTTTTTATAATTTTGAAAATTAAAACTCATTTTAATTAAACTTAATTTTAATTTTTTAAATAATTTTATAAAAGAAAAAAATTAAAAACATTATAAATTAAACTTTTGTTATAATTTTGTAAAATGTTAATTAAATTTCAAAAACATTTTTTTATTAAAATTCCATTTATTTTTCTTATTTACTTTAAACAACAATTTTAGTTAATTTTTTGATTTTTTTTAATTTTAATTTTAATTAATTACATTTTTGTAATAATAGTTTATTAAAATTTAAAATATTTTTTTTATGTTTAGATGAATTATTATGTCTTTTTTTATTACGAATTAAATGAGATTTATTACAAAATAAACAATTAAATCTTAATTTTACATATTTTCCTCTATTTAATGCATTAATATCTTTTTCCATATATTTTTTTTGATTTTTTTTCCTATATTTTTTTACTTTTTTTTTATTTTTTTCTCTCCATGATTTTAAATAATTTCTCATATATTCCTTTCTTTGTTCAGAAACCATTTTAATTTATATTGTATTTTTTCTTTAAATAATTATTAAATATATTAAATAAATACTTAAAAATGAGGATAGAGATAATAATAATACAAAAAATGCCAAAAAGAAAAACAAAAGAAGAATTTATTTTAAATGCCAATTTAATTCATAAAAATAAATATGATTATAACAAGGTTGATTATGTAAATACTACAACAAAAGTTATTATCATATGTCATGACCATGGTGAATTTCTACAAACTCCTAAAATTCATATTAATAGTAAGTGTATGTGTCCTAAATGTGCAAAAGCCAAAATAATAAAAATTAGAAGTAAAGATTTTATATTGAAAGCTAAAAAAATCCATAAAAATAAATATGATTATAGTAAATCTATTTATTCACATTCATCTACAAAATTAATAATTACTTGTCCAATTCATGGTGATTTTTTACAAGGGCCTTCTAGTCATTTAAGAGGTAAAGGTTGTTATAAATGTGGAAAAATAAAAATGAATACAAACACTTTTATTTTAAAATCAGGAAAAATCCACAATCATAAATATGATTATAGTAAATCTATTTATATAAATTCTTTTAAAGAACTTATAATTATATGCCCAATTCATGGTGATTTTTTACAAAAACCAACCAACCACCTTAATAACTGTGGATGTCAAAAATGTGGTAAATTAAAACAAGGTAAAAAAAAAATTACACAAAAAGAAGAAAATAAAAAAATAATTAAAAAAATAATAAATAAAAATATTCTTCAAAAAAAAAATTTTTATAAATTTAAAATTGAAGCAAATAAAATATATAAAAATCAATATGATTATAGTAATTCTATTTTTATAAATTATGTAACTAAAATAAAAATTATATGTAAAACTATTGGTGAATTTTTTCAATCACCTCGTAGTCATCTTATTAATTATAAAAAAAATAAAAAAAAATTTATTAGAAAATCAGAGAAAATTCATAAAAATAAATATGATTATCGCAAATCTATTTATATTAGTTATAATATTAAACTAATAATTACTTGTCCAATTCATGGTGATTTTCTACAAACACCTAGTAGTCATTTATATGGTTATGGATGTCAAATTTGTGGAAAAATAGAAGGAATTAAAAAAAATTCAGATACATTAAGTCAATTTATAAAAAAAGCAAATTTAATTCATAATTTTTTGTATGATTACACTAAAGTAAATTATATAAATAGTAAAACTAAAATTAATATTATTTGTAATAAACATGGTTCATATTTTCAAAAACCTAAGGGTCATCTTAATGGAAGAGGTTGTCCTACTTGCAAATCTTCAAAAGGTGAAATAAAAATATTAACAGTTTTAAAATTATTAAATTTAAATTATAAAAAAGAACAAAAATTTAATAAGTGTAAAAATATAAAATTATTACCTTTTGATTATATTGTTACAATAAAAGATAAAATATTATTAATAGAATATGATGGAGAACCACATTTTAAATTGGTAAAATATTTTATGGGAGGTGAAAATGGATTTCTAAATAGAAAACGTAGAGATAGAATAAAAAATATATTTTGTCTTGAAACGAATAAATTATTATTAAGAATATCTTATTTAGAATATAATGATATAGAAAAATGGATTAAATTTGGTATTGAAAAATTAAAAAGAGGTTTTTCTGGTATTATTTGGAGTAATCCCCAATTATATCAAACAACATTTTACCCTTCATTAATTATAATACAAAACTTTTTTAAAAAAAAATTAAATAAAAAATAAAAATAAAAATTTGATTTAAAATTATAATAATAATATTAATTAAATAAAAAAATGACAACTAAACTCAAATCTCAACTCAAAGTTATATTCATTGAATCGCCAAATAAGAAGAAAAAAATACAAAAATATGCCAATAGCAGTAATAATGGAAAATTTATTGTAATACCAACTATAGGTCATTTCAGAGGACTTTTCACAAAAAAAGGATTAAAATCTGCAGTAGATGTTAATAATAATTTTAAACCAACATATGAAATTAAGAATAATAATGTTTATAAAGAAATGAAAAAAATAATGAAAAAAGTTAAGAAAGAAGATGTATATTTAGGAGCGGATTTAGATCGTGAAGGTGCTCTAATTAATTTTCATATTTGTCAAGCCCTTAAATTAGATGTAAAAAAAGTAAAAGTGTTAAAATATAATGAAATTACAAAAACAGCTATTGCAAAAGCAATTTCAAATCCTAAAATTGGTCTTGATATGAATATGGTAAATTCAGCCCAAGCAAGGTGTATTAGTGACTTATTGATAGGTTTCTCGCTTTGTCCCATACTGTGGAAACATATCAGTATAGGAAAAATTTCTGCAGGTCGTACGCAAAGTCCAGCATTGAAACTAGTAAGTGATAAAAAAATTAAAATAGAAAAATTCAAACCTGAAAGTTATTTCGAAACTGATGGAAACTTTGAACATAAAGAAAGTAATAATATAATAGTTGGTAAATTTATTAAAAAATATAAAACTAATAAAGAAATTTATAAATTATTAGATGATTGTAAAACTGCTGATTTCATTGTAAATGAATCAAGTAAAAAAGAAGGTGTAAGTAAGCCTCCAGCACCATTTACAACAAGTTCTTTACAACAAACAAGTTCATCAAAACTTGGAATGTCTCCAAAACAAACAATGTCTACAGCGCAAAATTTATTTGCAGAAGGTTTAATTACCTATCATAGAACAGATTCTGTAAATTTAAGTAAAGATATTTTAGATAAAATGGGAGAATATATTCCTAAAAAGTTTGGGAAAGAATATTATCAAAGAAGAGTTTACAAAACTAAGAAAAAAGGCGCTCAGGAGGCCCACGAATGTTGTAGATGTTCTGATATAGAAAAATCTACAATAAAAACTGATAATAGTTATAAAAAAAGATTATATGAATTAATTTATAAAAGAACATTAGCAAGTCAAATGGCAAATGCTAAAAAAGATGTATTTAAAATAGTATTAACAATGAGTAATCGTTCTGATAAGATATCTTCAGTTTGGGAAAATATAACATTTTTAGGATATTTAAAAATTTATGGTATTAAATTAGAAACAGCAAAAGAAATTAATTTAAAAAAGGGAACAATAATGAAATATAAAGATATTACTTCTAATCAGAAATTTAGTAAAGCAAAAGGGAGGTATAACGATGCATCATTGGTTAAAGGATTAGAATCGAATGGGATTGGACGACCATCTACTTTTGCTAATATTATTGAAACATTATATAAAAGAGAATATATTAAGAAAGATACAACAAATGGTATTAAAACACCAATTAGTATTTATAAATTATTAAATAATAAAATAACAGAAAAAAAAGATAATATTAATGTTGGGCAAGATAAAAACAAGATTCATATTACAGAAATGGGTCAATTAGTAAATGATTTTCTTGCAAAACATTTTAATAATGTTATTAATTATAAATTTACATCAGAAATGGAAACAAAATTAGATACAATAGCAAAAGGAAATATAGTTTGGCAAAATATTGTAAAAGAAATTTATGATTCATTTATGCCAAAAGTAAAAGAATTATCATCAAAATCTACTATTCTTGCTAAAGATGAATATAAAAGATTACTTGGACAAATAGGAGGTAAAAATGTATATGCATACTTAGCAGGAAGAAATGCTGTAGTAAGAATAGGAGAAGATAATGAAGATAAAAAAACTTATAAATATGGTAATCTTGAAAAAAATCAAACTGTTAAAACCATAACATTAAAACAAGCCAAAAAATTATTACAATATCCAAAAGAAATTGGTAGACATGAAGATAAAATAATAACATTAAATAAAGGAAAATTTGGATTTTATTTAAAATATGATGATAAAAATTTTGGAATTAAAGATTTAGAAAAACCAGATGATTTTAATTTAGAAGATTCAATTAAAATTATAAAAGAAAAGAAAAAAAATAATTTAATTAAAGAAATTGGTAAAAACATTAAAATTAGAAATGGACCTTACGGACCATATATTCATTATAAAAAAAAAACATTTGTTTCAATTCCTAAAAATATAAAACCAGAAGATATAACTAAAGAAAAAGTATTAGAATTAATTGAAGATAATAAAAAAAATCCAAAAAAAAAATTTAGAAAATTTAAAAAGAAAAATTAAAATACATAAATTTTAAAAAATATTTTTAAATTATTTTCTTACGCTTCGCCAGCTCATACTCGGCAGGAAAAATAGATGTTTTATAACTACGAGTTCCAATTACATAATATTCAACATTTTTATTTAATTCTAATGGTAAAATTCTAAAAGAAAATGACATTCCTAATCCAAAACTAAAACCATATACTAACTTATATCCAATATTTATTAATATATTATTCATAATTATTTATAATTATATTTATATCTTTTAATAGTATTATTATTTATATTTTTTTAATAGTAATTAATAATTAAAAAAATTTGATTTTTTTTTATAAATTTATTTATAAATAATTAAAATGTCAAAATCAACAACAAATTCAACAACTACAAATGAAAATAAAACACTTACTACAAATGATATTTTTGGTATAAGTAATAAAAAAATGAAAAAATATAATTCTAATAAAAAAAAAAAGAATTCAAGATTATCAGCCAAAATGCAAAAAAGAATTAAAGAACATAATAAAAAAAAAGAAGAAGAAGAACAACAACAAAAAGAATATAATACTATTAAAAAAATGTACAAACAAAATCCTAAAGAATTTGAAAAAAAATTTCCTGGATTTGCTGAACAATTAAATTTAAAACCAAAATATAGTATAGGACCTATTTTAGAGAAAGCAATTAATAATAAGAATACAAATGATATCGAATCAATAATTTCAAAAATTTATGAAGATTCTTACAATTATTTTCTAAAAGAAACAAATCCAAATGTTATAAAATTTGTAGTAGAATTAGCAAAAAAAAATGAACTTACAAAAATTTTAAAAGGATTTGAAAAATACAAAAAAACAATGAAAAATCGCAAAAAAAAAATGAGAAAGAAAAGAGCAATGATTAAAAAAAAAAATAA